AAGCAGAGCAGCAAGCAAGCAGCCTAGGGCGCGTTTCTAGGGGGGGGTCAAAATGGAGGTATCTGCAGTCGAAAAAAAGCTAGGCGCTCTTTCTAGGCCCCCTCTCGCTGATCCTATGGGGGCTATAGTGGCGCAGTATCCCACCAAAAGACAGCCTAGCCCCAAAAAGTCCCTATTTTAGGGGGGTCGAAAAGGCGTTTTCCCAAGCAGCAAAAGAGCGAATTTTAGCCCCCCCTAAATGGGGTAGGGGCTGCGCGTTTGTCCTATTAATAGGCGAAAAAGCGGGGGGGCGAGAGCAGCAAGAGCAGAGCGAAAAGAGCGAAAAGCAGCAAGCAAGAGCAACCCAAGCAACCTAGGGGGCAAGAGCAGAGCAGAGCAGAGCAACCCAAGCAACCCAAGCAGAGCAAGAGCAGCAAGCAGAGCAGAGCGCAGAAACTGCGCATGCATGTACAATACATAAGCTTAATCGCGCGGGGGAATATCTCTCATGAACAATAGATAGAATACATAAAGAAAAGCTTATTAGTTCTAATGGGGTACTACCAACTAGCTACCCCCTCTCATGGATTTTCACCCATCAACGTGCGCTGATACTACGCCCGCGCACATCGAAATCGAAATCGACTGTGCACATTCGCACACCACCTAAATGGCGAACTGTGCGTATATGCACACCCCCCGCACGGTGGCGAAAAAAAACTAAAAAAATCTAAAAATTCGACTGACAGTGTACGGATGTGAAGATCCGTAACAGCAATTCTGCACATTTTTATTTTATTTTTTTTCTGCAACTCCAAGGGGCATAAGGACTTACGTGAAACTGAAAATGCTGGGGGTCCTGAGCAGACAGAGGGTCCAGGGGTCGCTGTGAAGCCGAGGTTACTGCGTCCACCTGCACTCGCTGAAGGACCGAAGGGCTGAAAGACAGCACTAGAAGACCAGCATAAAGCCCCGGAATAATTTTCGAGCGGGCTTTACACAAGTATCCGTTTATCTGTTCACCTCTGTTTCACTGCACGGTAACAGGCTCGGTGTTACTGTTCACCACCGCTTCACAGGGGCAGCTTATATACATATAACTTCCAATCGCGGCGGCTTATAAAAATTCGTCGAGGGGGGTTTTGCCATTCCCGGAAGCTTAAACCTGGGAAAATCGTTGCTTTTGGTGGATTCGGGGCTCCAGAACGTCGATATATCCAGTAGGGGGGTATGCCGAGTCACCGTCAGCAAACGACTTAGGGTCCCTTTTTCACTTTCTCTAGGGGGTCAGAGACTAACTTCTCAGAGATGGGACCCCCATCAGGGGGGTATAGGGAAAGAGGGTATTATTCTTCCGATGCCGGTTGACTTAATCGCAAGAGATCGCTATGCTGGAGCCATGAGAGTTAACGACTGGACCTACCGATCTGATTGGCAAGAACACTACAACGCCAGCCGGGAATTTGACCTTGGTCTCTTCCCCCTCAAGCGGCTTTATAGTGGAGACGCCCAGAACTGGTTCTACGCCAGCCGAAACCTTTATTAGGAAACCCCTTGAATAAGACCTCCCACCAGTACAAAGAAGTTAAGATGAATCTCTGTATGGCTCGCTGCCGCAGGGGAATCGTCCCTGTTAAGAAGCTCTATGCTCCTAAGTCAGCAAGAGCCTATGGACAGTGGGTTTACTGCCGAGACTGGGATCATTGGGAGGAAGACGAATGACCCCCGACGAATCCTACAGAGAACTTTGGCTGCTGTTCTGCCCCGCAAGAGGCGAGGGAAGCTCAGTCATCCCCGTTAAATTCCTCTACTCCGGAAATTGGGCCTATTGGACCTGTACAAACCTCACCAGATATTAGGAGAAGCTGCCTAATGGACGAGAAATACTCCCGCCACCATAAAGACACATGTAAACAGCGATATAGCTGGGAAATGGTTATCCCTGTTAAGAAGCTTTATACAAGCTGGAGCCATGACTGGTGCTATGCTGCAAGAGCTATTACCATCGAGAGTACCTCTTAGAGATGACGAGAGTCCGGGCGAAGTTCCTCTACTCTTCGCGGATCTGTCTCCCGCAGAAGAGGCTTTATGTAGACGTTTCCTATGGTTGGTACGCTTGCAGTATTTACAAGGAGGTCGAATGACGTTCAGAGAACCTTGTTGCCGAGTAGACTGGCAATCACATAAGGACCTTATCGAATGTGAGAGGGCTGAAGATAAGAGGTACGGCTACTACTTTGCAGTCATCCCTGTCAAGAGGCTATATGTTCAGGCGAACTATCGCTGGGACTACCTAAGAGTCACCGGAGACCTGGAATGAGAGATACCGAGTATTATAACGGCCAAGACATAAAGCCTTGCTATCCCGATTACCTGGAGGAGCGGAGAATCTCCCGAGGTTGGCGTAGATTCTCCGCTAAAGTCTGTCTCCCTATCAAGAGGCTCTACGGCGATGATCCCTACTACTGGTTCGCCTACGCAGTAAGGAGACGCTGATGGTTAAATGGGGAGAGGCAGAATGTAAGAGAAGCTATAGGGCTCGCGTTGATGCGGTTCGTCAGGGCCTAGACTACGATAAAACACAGCAACAGGTCTTCGGAGTCTATCCTCTCAAACTCTTGTACAGCAATAAAGGTACAAGTGAGTGGCGATACTACTGCCTTAATAAATAAATCTTCCGACCCCGGTTGACTTGTTATGAGGATGTTGCTAAGGTGCTTATATGAATGAACGCATTTACAAAATGGACTGGGAAGGGGTCACAGAGTCTATCCGCGAGGACGTTGACTACGACCGAATAGATGGGAGCCTTTTTATTGGGGTTCCCGCCAAGCTCCTTTATTCCAAGTCTGTAATGAGATTATCTAAATATGTGCATTGGCGTTATATTTGTGTGGGTCGGTAATGAGATTATCTAAATACCTGTATTCGGATTGGAAAGCCTTTATGCACACCCGCAGTGTAAATAACAGGGCAGCGCTCACGGTGATCCCAACCAAGGAACTCTATACCGCCCACAGTATGGGGTCTTGGACTTTCGCTTACTTTCCAAAGGGGAGCTAGAGATGAAGTGGAGTAGAAGTTTCTACAAAGCGGAGTGGCGATACTTCAACACGTATAAGGGAGATAGTCTGGTTGTCCCCTACAAAAGTCTTTATGCAAAGGTGGGTATGCCTTGGTCCAAACTGCGGAGGCAGGTGATATGATAATTCTCCGCGACTACATAGATCTTAAAGCTCGACGAGCGGGGTACGCCCACGTTACCACCAAGATGGCGGTGGTCCCTAACAAGCGTTTATACAGCAGTCGTTTCCGTTACTGGGCCTACCTTACCTTCGTTTGAGAATTATGACAGAACGCCACTGCTATACAGACTGGTGTGTTTGGAAAGAGGACGCCCACCACAATTTCCCAAAGGAGGACCCCTCCCGGTATCGCCATGGGTTCGTGCCTGTTAAGCATCTCTATACTCGCAAGAGATTGTATTGGACCCACGTACTTCTCACCGGATAATAGGAGAACCGATGCCGCCGAATCTTGTACCTTTCAAATCCGTCAAGCAACTTTATGTTGATCGATTAGGGCTGATAAAGGCAGCACCCCCTAGTTTATCGAGAAGAGGTGTCATGCCTGTGAAGCGAGTCTACTGCGAGAAACCTTTTCGACACTTTAACTGGAAGATACTTCGGCTCAAAAAATGAACCCAAACAACCTTACCCAACAAGTCTACTACCAAAACTGGTTCGGGTATAACTACCAGCGGGACAAGAACTCCAGAGTGTGGAGACGTATGGTCATTCCGGGGAAACGCCTCTATATCAACATAGAACACAACTGGTTATGGATCACCTTTAGAAAACCATAGGGGAGACCCGGATGCGTAACGATAGAGCTTACCGAAAGCGGTGGAGGACTTACCACTCCTGCGCACGCGATAAGATAGAAGGGGAAAGGGACGTATACATAGCAATCCCTTACAAGAGACTCTACGCCCAAAGAGGCTCCGTCAGCGGTAGGACGTGGCGACTAATCCATACCACAAAGGAGATTTTGTTTTAATGTCACGCAACCCTTACGCCGATACTGATTTCGGTGATTACCTTTATGAGCGGGAGAGGCTACGAACGGAAGGCGAGAGTCAAGTTCTCTTACCGATCAAAAGGCTCTACTCCCATCACCTATTTTGGTGGTTCTCCCACCTCATACCAAAAACGTACATCAACGACTAAGAGGATCACATGGTTACACCTGACAGACGAAGACGTTACCGATTGCGGATGTTGAAAGAACGTCGCTGCATACGATGCGGGAAGACCCCGCGACCTCGAAGAGACGGAACACCTTCTATTTACTGCGAGTACCATCACCAGAAAACCCTGGAAGGTATGCGTAGGTATCACCTTCGACAGCGGGAGAAAAACCAATCAACGGATTAGACTACGTTTGCCGCGAGCAGTACAAATCAGCAGTGCAGTGGAGCGATGCTAGACATATCCTTATGCCTTTAAAAAGGTTGTACTACCATGAGGAATATTTTCACACCCGAGGTCACTGGGGTTCCTTCTTCGTAGGAGGGAAGAATGAATAAGACTTACAAAGATAAGAGACAAGCCCGCAAATCGCGAGAGACTTTAACCATATACTACCTCAAGAAGCAGGTTAGGGATCGTGACCAAGAGCCGCGAAGCATAAAACTCATGCTAGTGCCTAGGAAGGCTCTCAATCAGCGTTCTAATATTGTACGCCTAGATGCCTTTACCTGTTTGGAGATTGTGAAGTGTTAGATTTCAAAGACGAGGTCATGGTTCGCCGCGACTACGAACAGACGCTCGACCTCCTTAGCGTGGATGAAAAACTCTTTCGGGCTGTAGTAGTCCCTTTGAAGCGACTTTACAAAACTAATGAGCGGGAATACCCCTTTAACCTTGTGAGGGTTTTTAACCTTTGATTACCACCCCCGCTCTTACCGAAAAATCTGGCAAGCAAAATTCATAGCAAAGCAAATAAACTCTGCTACTAGGTTGGCCTTGATCCCTATAAAACAACTTTACCGTTTTGATGCGTACTCCTGCTCAAGTTGGATTTACCTACGATGAAAACGTACAGAGACAATCGCGTGAAAGGTCACTTCTATCGCAAGAGGTATCTTAATCTCTACCGGCATAAGAAGAAGGTAGGATGCCGGGCTATTATCATCCCTTACAAGAGGATGGGGTACGACTATAATGGAAACTGGGCCGTTGCTTGGACTCTTGTTTTGCAAGGGAGTTCCGGGTGGTAAAACGCTTTGGGGGTGGAGGTCACTTTAGAGCAAGGCTTAGACCTTGGATTACTGTGGCTATACCTGACATGTGCCGGAACCTGCATACACGTTACCCCGAAGGCAACTCCAATGTAAAGATTCCGGCGAAGATAAACTCGAACGCGGGAACAGCAATAGAAGAGATCCTCAACTTTAATTGGAACGATATACCGATTGATGTAAAGAACTCACCTGATGAATGACGATACTTATAAAACAGATTGGAATAATGCGGTCTTCCTGCGGAGAATGTCACCCGCGAGTTATACTGTTGTTCCGTTAAAAATCCTTTATGTAACCTCCCGCTGGGAAGACCCAACGTACCTCTGGGTCTTAACCGGCTCTAGCCGCTGATATGGAAGTCACTCAACCTACTCCAGGAGAACAAGATGTTCGCAGGTTTACCAGATGCTCTTTTGATTGTGGGATCAGGCACTCTGATCTCTCTCGCCGTTTCCGCTTTCTGTAAGGAGTGGGGTGATACCTACTGCCCTTACAAAGCACTTATGCTAGTTGCGCTCGCAAGCTCCGCTGGTCTTCTCTCTGCCATATTCGTGGCAACTTGGTTAGCACCGATCTCCTCGGCTTTCCGCTAACCAAATTCATCTAGCTCTGAGCCCCACCGTAAGGTAGAGTGGGTAGGAGATTTGGAAGGAAGTCTACCCCTCACCGAGAGGACGCAGCTATGCACGCAATTTCTATTACGTTTGGCAAAATCAATCATCTCTTAATAGGTTTAGAGCAGGACGAGGTTGATCTTCTTCGAGAAGAGAAGCTCTTGGAAATCGGGGGGAACGCCTTCGATGACCGTATCTATAACGAAGCCTACTTTACCCTCTGTATGCTATCAAAGGAGGGTCACTGCATCACACCCGAGGATAACGAGGATCTTCTAGGCTACGCCACGTTTACCGACGAGGACTTGGACTTCATGTTCAATGAGCCCGTCATGCTCGAAGAGGTGATCGTAGATCACACTATCTTTGTCTTTGGTGTCAACATTCCCCGCGCTCCAACGATGGACATAGATCGCGCAATAGCTTACGCTACGACTTTCATGGATCACCCTTGGTAGGAGTAGCAATGGCCGACGACACAGCCGTATACGAAACGATTTTGACAAGCTTGACAATGGCCGGAGTTCCCGGTCCCCCGCTGGACTTCGTTCGCCCTTTACTCCGAAACGAGTATGAGCTGCGAGCCACGCTGGAGACGTATAGAACTCTGCAAGACCCTGCACACAACGAGAAGCTCCAGGCACTGGAGATTTATCACGCATCTTTGGTGTGCTGTTTGAAGGTCTGGTTACGACAGGTCCAGGTGGATATACCCGCCGCCGCCGGAGAGCTATTGGAGAGTCTAGAATAAGTGTTATAATGCCGAGATAGGTAACTTTCTCTGGAGCTTTAACATGACGCGAAACTATCAGTCTGCAGCAGACGCTGCTCGTATATTAGGAGTGTCCGACCGTACCGTCCGCAGCTATGCGGAGAAGTACGAATGGTTCGGATGTAAACTAGGTCATTCTGAGACTTGGGTATTTACCAAGGACGAGATCGACCGGATGTTTATTCTTCCCCGACCAGGGCGAGGACGTCCTAAGAAGATCAAGCCGGTCGAACCTGTCGAATCGGTAGAGTGAACCTCGGGCCGGAGAAATCCGGCTTCTTCTTTACACTAGAATTCTCTTACCCGCGAGAATACCAATATGGCTAAAGCCAAAGACAATTATGACACACTCACCGACCGCGAGCTTATAGAAGAGCTGGCGTACTACGACGAGGACGAGGAGACCGTTCTGAGCCGTTGGGAGTGCGATTTCTACTCCAACATGGTTGAGTGGCTCAAGACGTCCCCGCTGACTCCTGGGCAACGATACAAGGTACTTCAAATCATAAGGAAGCATGACTAATGCACCAAACCCAATGGACGACAGAACTCGTCCTAACTTATCGCGTTTACCTCCGGCAAGCCACAAACACCGACGACATGGTGCGGGCTATTTCGGAGAAAATTGATTATCCCCATAAAGTTGAGGACTCCGGCGAGACGATAACTTGGCCTATGGACCCCAAGGACTACCAAGTCTGCAGGGACAAGGGTTTTCTGATCGTCGATGATGGGGCTCCCAAGCTTCTGATTGACACCAAGACCTTTATTATCCCCGTAGCCACCCACGAGGATGCAAAGAGGATTTACAGCGACATCCAGGGTCTGGTAGGTGACGTCTTTGTCAAAGCCGAGATCCGGCAGGTTGCCGACATTGACCTAGGACCTCAGTGATTCCCCTATTATTAGGCGAATCAAGAATTTTGGAAAATACCCGTTGACGGAAGAATTGATTTAGTCTAGACTCCCTTTATCTGAAACAACCAACACCAACCGGAGACCCAAAAAATGCCAAACGTAATTCCAAGCACTCTGACCTACCCAGTTATCTCTTTCTACATGATGGACGGCATCAAGGTGGCAGTCGATCAGTACGGCATACGCCATCTCCAGTCGGTTGCCGGTAGAATCTGCGGCGACCTTCTGCCCATTTTCGTACAAGAGAGGTTTGCTTCCGTTATCGAACAAGTAAAGAAGGACAAAGTCACTCTGCGAGGTTACATCTGGAATCACGAGATTTCCAACCAGCAGATGCAAGACACTCTCCAGACCGGCGATAACGTCGAGGACTGGGGAATGTTCATCTACGATTTCCGACAGAAGGGGTCCGACGACGGTTTCAAAGCCCGCATCGATCTCTGTGAGGCTTGGTGCGAAGCTACTCAGCATGAGCATCTCTATGCCATCGACACTATGGAATTGGAAACTCCCAAGATGGTGACCCAGATGTACGACCAAATCCGCGATGCGGGGCATCCAGGGATAGATCTCTACAGCCTCGAAGGCAAACACCTTGGTCACCTACGTCAAGCAGAGATGCACGCCACTTCCTAATAAACCAAAACACCCCCTTTTTTACCCAGGAGACTATTACCACATGAGTAACCCTACCCCACACGAATCGAACGAGGCTCGCCTCCAACTTTGGCCCATGGACTTGATCGAGGTGAACGACACCAGGATCACGTATCCCATTACAGGATGTGCCTTGTTTGATGGCATCCGGGTCCTCTTCACAAAGGACGGGATCTTCGACCAACAGAACGTACAGTTCCCCGACTTCGTGGACGACCGTTTCAGCGAACTACTCGCTGCAGTCAAAGAGAGTGACTGCGTCTTGGAAGGCTACCTCTGGTCTCCCGACATTTCCTACCAGCAAATGCTGGAAGCTCTTCAGTCATCTGACAAGGTGACCCAGCTCCACTTCCATGTCTACGACATGCTCTCGTCATCCGAGTGGAACGATGACGACGGAGCGGGCCAACCTTACATCGCTCGCTTTGAGGAATACACCCAGTGGGTCGAGAAGCAGCAACTCGATTACGTCTACCCCGTTGACCAGATGATGCTGGACAACGAGAAGATGACCAACCAGCTCATTGAGCAGTGCGTCGATGCAGGTCACGAGGGGATCGTCCTTCGCAACCCCATGAGCCTTTACCACCATGGTCAGGTGGAGTTGGACGACCGTTTGGTCTTCCCCTTCAAACGCCCCAAAGAGGGTGAGGCTGCTGTCCAGAAGCTGGTTAATATTGAAGGACACCCCTTCTACCCAGACGGGCCTGGAGCCGTTGTCAAGTTCACCAAGGAAGGTGATAAGACAGAGTGTCTGCTTGCCATCTCGAATGAAGTGCAAACGAGTCCCAAGTGGAAATCCTTGCAGAAATCTCCTCTAGGGGTGAAGGTGCAGACGTCTTTCACCCACTTCGGGCGTAAGGATATTCCCCGCTTGGGAACCATCCAAGAACTTTAAACCATCGGTGTGAGGCTGTCCTGCTCTGGTGCGGGTGGGACAGCCTCTGTTTTAGATTTGGAACACAAAATGCAAGACTCTGCCTATAGCCCCTTGAAGGTCTTCCACCAGCAGGAGACTCTTCAAGCTCTGGCATTAGAACAACAACCCAATCCCCGCCATGTCCAACTGATTATCTCGGACCTGTGCAATCAATCCTGCGGATTTTGTAGTTATCGCATGGATGGCTATGCCTCTAACCAACTGTTCACGCTAGGTGCAGATCTGGCTAAAAGCGGAACCAACAACCCAAAGCGGATGATGGACTTTGACAAGGTCCAAGAGATCATCGACGACTGCAAGGAGATGGGAGTAGGTGCGATCCAGTTGACAGGAGGTGGAGAGCCTACGGTGCATCCCCGCTTCCAGGAGACTTGCGAACAGATTATAGATCTTGACATGGACCTTGGTCTCGTCACCAATGGGCTCCTCTTAAAGGAAGGGACTCGTGAGCTTCTTATGGATGCCTCTTGGGCGAGAGTGTCTATTGACTCAGGAACCCCAGAGACTTATGCAAACGTGCGAAGCGTCCCCGCCATACAGTTCGACAAAGTGTGGGGCAACCTTGAGGCACTCTGCAAACTCCGAGACGAAAAGAAATCGGACCTTATCGTAGGTGCAGGCTTCGTAGTCACCAAAGACAATTGGAGGGAGATTCCCCTCTTCGCTAAACGCGCGAAGGAGACGGGTGTGGACAACATCCGCTTCTCTGCAATCTTCCAGAATGGAGGTAGCCGATACTTCAACAGCTTCTTTGACGAGGCTGCTGAGTTGTGCAAAGAAGCTGCGGATCTGGCCGAAGGAAAGTTCACCGTCTTCAATGGCTTTGGTGATCGCGTAGCAGATCTCGCCCAGAAGGCTCCTGACTACGACTTCTGCGGCTACCAGCATTTCACAACATACATCGGAGGGGACCTTAACGTCTATCGATGTTGCGGGTATGCTTACAATGAAAGGGGTTTGATTGGCTCCCTTGAAGGGCAGACCTTCAAACAGCTTTGGGCCTCCAAAGAGAAGAAAGAAGACTTCGACAACTTCTGCGCATCAGAGTGTGGAGTTTGTCAATTCAACCACAAAAACAAGGCTATCCTTTATGCCTTGGACCCTAACCCTCGACATGTGGATTTCATATGATTGCTGATGGTTTTATATTTTTTAATGAGTTCGAGCTTTTGGAACTTCGACTTCAAGAGTTAGAAGACACCATAGACGTCCATATCCTAGTGGAGTCTGCTCACACCCACACAGGTATACCAAAGCCTTATTACTTCGAGGAGAACAAGGAGAGGTTCGGCAAGTGGCTTAATAAGATTAGGCACATTAAACTTGAGCTGCCCCCTAAACTTCTCAACAGCGATCTACCCGCGAGAGATGCTGCCTTCGCCCGTGAGGCTTGGCAGAGAGACCAGATAGCGCAGGGTTTCTGGGGGTTAAAGCAGAACGATTGGGTAATCCTCTCGGATGTTGATGAGATCCCTCGCCCCGACCTAGTAAAATGGGTAGCAACTAAGATGGACGGAAAACCTGTCACTCTTATACAGAAACTCCATTACTACTACGTGAATCTCGTTCAGCAACAACCTTGGTATGGCTCAACAATGAGTACACGCGCCTTTACACCCTCCTGCCAAGAGGTAGCAGGTAATCGAGCCCTACACCCAGGCATCCGAGACGGAGGGTGGCATTTCTCTTTTCTAGGAGGGGCCGATTCCATTATGAAGAAGATACGATCTTACTCAGAAACTCAAACTGATACAGAGAGGACACAAAACAAAGAGTTCATAGAGCAGTGTTTAAACTCAGGAGCGGACATCTTTGGCCGACCGCAGGAGGAGTTTAAAAAGACCTTCGTAACTTTAGATGCTTCCTATCCCGCAGCCCTTCCTGCGTTTTTAGAAAAATACCCACACTTTGAAAGGAAAGATTTCTAATGCGACTTTCTATCCTGATCCCAACTTTGTCCTCCCGTTTTGATTTGTTCCAACCTTTGATACAGAAGTTGGAGAAGCAGATCGCAGACGTAGGAACCGATCAAGTAGAGATCCTTGGTTTACTTGACAACAAGAAGAGTAGCGTTGGTAGGAAGAGGAACCAGCTACTAGATTTAGCACAAGGAGAGTTCTTGCTTTTTATAGATGACGACGACGACGTCTCCGACGATTATATTAGTCAGCTACTCTTTGCCTTAACTGTACCTGATGTAGATCTCGTTCTCTTTGACGTTCTTCTTCAGTATCAACAAGAGCCTCCTCGAAATCAAGCAAAGGAGGTTCGGTGCCGATATGACCAAGGTCTTAACAACGGTCGTAACATTCGCCCATCCTTTTATGAGGGACCTCCTGCGCATACGCATGCGTGGCGAGCTTCTAAGATCCAACATCTAAGGTTCCCTGACAAAAACTTCGGAGAAGATTCTGACTGGTCTCTTCGGGCAAAGACCTTTGTAGAGAAGGTAGTCCGTATTGATAAGACTCTTTATTTTTACAAATTTGACAAGGCACGAACGGAGACACGAGATGGTAGATAAGTTTGAGTCACCCCCACACTCTAAGCTTGTAGCTTCCTTGGCAGAGTCCCTGCAACCCTCTCTTTATTTAGAGCTTGGCATACAGGAAGGTTACACCTTCAATTTGGTGAGTAGACATGCGAACCGCTCAGTTGGGGTCGATCAGACCAAAAGGCTGTATGGAGGTGAGGTTTACGTGGAGAGTACCGATTCTTTCTTTGCGGCTGAGAGGTTACAAAAGTCTTCCGTTGATTTAGTTTTTATTGACGCAGACCACAGCTATGCTGCTGTGGCTTCTGACTTTGCGAATGCCCTGAAGCTCTTAGTTCCTGGGGGTTGTATTCTCTTGCACGACACTGATCCTAGGGAGAAAGGTCTAATGGTTAACCACCGTTGTGGGGACGCTTATAGATTTGCCCACCAACTGGAGAGTAATCCAAACTTTAATGTAGTCACCCTTCCCGTTGCCGAGGCGGGACTTTCCCTAGTTACCCGAGTCGAAGACTCAAGAGTTCACCGACTATTATAAGGAATCCTACCCATGGACGTTGAATGCTCAATTGTCATAGCTACCCGAGAGAAGGAGGTGGAGCTTCGACGGACTCTGACCACCATCTTCCGACAGAAGCCCCCCTTTAATTTTGAGGTGATTGTTGTAGATGATGGCTCCCCCGGCGATACCGGTTTTGTCTGCGAGAACTTCCGAAGCTACGGAAATCTGATCCGATACCACCGGTTGGAAAAGGAGAAGTATGGTAACCCTGCACACGCGCGTAACGTAGGCTACAAGATGGCAAGAGGGAAGGTAATTATTGCCCAATCCGATGATGTCATCCATGGCGAAAAGACTACCATAGAACGACTTGCACTTGCTGACAACACAGAGAAGTTCACTATAGCCCTCGTTCATAATGCTGTGGTGAACCAGGAATGTCAAGTAACTCGAAAGCTGCCGTTGTTTACAGGACCTGACAACCCTCGCCCCCTCTTCTTCTTAGGCTCTCTTCTACGAGAGCATGTCTATGAGATTGGCGGGAACTCCGAAGACTTCACTGAGCCTGGGTATGAGGATGATTGGTTTGCACAATGCCTGATTCACGGCAGAGGTTTGACGCCCATCTTCCGAACTGACATAACAGGTTATCACCAACGGCATACAAGAGCTTGCGTTCAAGTCTCTTACGCAAAGATGAAAGAGTTATTTGAGTGTAAGTATAAGGCGGCGTCCGAAGGAAAAGCTCCCTGGCAAGGAGGACCCCCTTGGGATCTGGAGTAAGTATAGCTGTAGCTTACCACCGACCGGAAATCCGGGATCAAGCTTTAGCCTCTCTAGGGAAATACGACATCCCTCCTGTCTTCTCTGTAGATGGAGGCTCCCTGACGTCTTGCTCCCAGCTTTGGAATACTTGCATTGATCGATGTGAAACGGATACACTTATCATCTGCAACGAGAAGGCTCGCCCTACAAAATATCACATAGAGAAGGTCCAACAACTTCTCGACGAAGGTTTTGGTTTGGTCGGGCTTTATCGTTTTGGTTTCTTTGGCTTCCGAAAGGATACTATAAGAAAGATAGGCTTTTTTGACGAACGGTATGTGGGAGGTCACTACGAGGACAATGACACGATCCTTCGGTTAAAGGAGGCTGATATAGCTTACTACGAAACCGAGGAGACTCCTTACATACAAATGTCAAGTGCATGGCACCATGAACAGGCTAAGTCACATTGGAAGTCTAAGTGGCGACTTACGAAAGGTCTCTACCAACGACTTCAAGAGGAGGAAAGCTACTCCTACAAACTAGGGGAACCTGCTCCCCAAACTCTCTTGCCATGGTCGAGAAGTAAACTCCTGACTATGTCGGGAGGTCACCTAAATAGACAACTTATAGAACACCCACCTACTAATAGGAGAAACTATGGCTGCAATTTCATTCGCGATAATTCGAGTTCTGGGTAATGACATCCCTACTCGACATGACCCCAACCAAACCTACACAAATTTAGACTACATCCTCTCCCGCGAGGAGAACTTCGCAGACACCACCAAGATCTTCTGTCTTAACAGGATTGTTGATCCCGACATGTTGACGAAGTTAAAGGATCGCCTCGATCAGGCCGGAGTCCAATACTGGGAGATCCCTTTCGATAAAGAACACTACGCCACACTCCGAACCGATGACAAGCGGAAGCATTACCTCACTAACGTCAATCCAGCGAGGAACATGTGCCTGGACATGCCAGCTATCCGAGCAGACTACCGAGTCCTACTCGACGGGTCCGTCTTCCTAACTCAGGACGGCTGGTTTCAGATAGAGGACATGGTCTACCAACACCGCAATCAAGAGGTGATGGGTTGTGCTGTCTGCCGGGTAGACTCCATCGAAGAGTTAGAATCGCCCAAGTTCGTACCCAACATCAAAGAAGCTTACGGATGGGGAAACAGCCAAGTAGTCTCCTCTCGGGAACCCTACCTCATTTTCAAGGACGGGTGCGAGGACCGATTTGATGAATCCCTCACCTACGGCAAGGCAGACAAGGCAGAGCTGCTCTACCGGTTAGGGGTTCCAGGCTTCTGGGACAGATGGGAACCTCTTCTGCGATCTGAGGCTCTAAGAAAGCCTTCTCCCAACTTTGGAACGGTAACCCTCGGGGGTTATGCCGTGAGATTACCCTCCTATACCCACGGGGGCGGGGGCGGGAATAACCGCCAGAGAGGTGCCGACAGGAAGAAAGGCTTGCAGCTATTTGTTGAAAGTCTAAGATAAAGCGATATTGATTCGCCCAAATTCTGCCATAAGATGAAAGCTCCTAGGGAAGTTATCCTTGGGAGCTTTTTTCGTACCCTGTGATTTGGAGCGTTAGTTATGTCTGAAAACGTAGCTGGTCTGTCCGCAGACATTAAAGCTTTGCTCGATGAAGAGGCAAAGCGAGTAGCCGGTGTGAGCGCTGGTGAAGATGGAGTTTTCTCCTTTCGTGATCTTATGAACGTAGTCCTGATCGTCTTTAACGACGGTCGCGTGACCCAAGCGGACTTCGAGCCCGTGACTCAATACGTTGAGCAGTTGTTCGAGGAGTTCGTTCGTCCCTTTGATCTTCCATACATCCCCGATTTTCTGGAAGGGAAGATCGATGACGCCATTAAGGCGAGCATTAGACCCATCCTCCAGAAGTTGTTTGATACTTACACAACTGAGTAAGTACAGGGTTGCGGTGGGACGGTCTTCTCCATAGAGATCGTCCTGCCGTTTTTTCACCTAACATCTGGAGAGCTTCTATGCCTCGCTTCCTTCTGATAATGCTCTTGCTTGTGTGCATGCCCGCCACAGCACAGGAGATTCAATTGACGCACCAAGTGATTGCGTCGAGCCCTGTCGAAGCTTCAGCTTATAGCTGGACCGTACTTGTCGATGGGGTCCCCCAGTCGCAACAAAACGCAGACAAAAAAACAATCATTGTCACCTCCCACGGGGGCAAGAGCGTCGTTTTGGTTTTGTCTGTCACAACTGCCAAAGGTCTTCAAACCTTTGTCACTACAGCAACGCCTGGACCTAGTCCTAATCCGGTTGACCCTGTTACACCCGATCCTGTCGTACCTGATCCTGTAGTCCCGGATGGCGACTTCGCCAAGGCTGCACAAGGTTGGTTGAAAGCTGTTCCCGCAAAATATTACTCTAAAGAGAAAGCATTAGAGGTGTCACAGAATTACGAATCTGTGGCTAGTCAGGGAGGAGATCCAGCACGATCCAAAGGATGGACTGTTAAAGACTTCGTGGAGCAAACAAAGTTTGGTAACACTTCCACACTCTCAGACCCAACCGAGCGAGCCGCTTGGACCGAAGCCTTCTTCAAACCTCTCGCCCTCTACCAAGAGAAGCTCCTCGCGGACGCAAAGGTCACCACGACCGACACAGCGGGGATTGCTGAAATTTGGGGGCAGACGGCGACGGCGATAAAGAAAGGAGCTTTCTGATGACACGAGTAGAAAACTACCTGGGTGACGTTCTGGACGAATCCCTTGCCGCTGAAGATGCTAACCCCGAGGTCTACACACCCTCGGAACTGGAACTCGTCTGCGCTAAAATTGCATACGTTGCGCAGGGAGGGGATGCAGAGGACCTCGATAAATTCGAGGACTTTGAAAGCTTTGGCATCGACCCTCTTACGATCATCGCGATCTTAAATATCATCCTTCGACTCTATGAGTGCATGAAGGAACGACGGGAGCGTAGAGAGGCTCGCCGTGAGCGAAGACGAGGTTGGTTCCGTTTGCAAGAGTATGCTAACGAGATTAAACCTCTTCGCCGCATCAAAATCGACGCCCGAATTGAACGGGTTATTCGTCAACACATCGACGGGACTCCCGAAGAGGTCACACGGTTACGTGAAACCATCACTACGATGGGAACTAGCTTGACCGAGGAGCAATTCGAGGAACTCGCCCACGAACTCGCCCTGGAGAATGTCTGATGCAGAAACCCTTTGTCAACTCTTCGTTTGAAGAAGCACTCGCCACTGTAAGAGGCGGGAGGACGACAGCCGCAAGCCTGAACACAGGCTGCTCCCCCTCAGAGCTTCACGAGATCTACTCCAAAGGTTTTCGCGGTGTGCGACCTGACAAGGTCACCCCCGACGAACGCAAAGCCTTTGGCGATATGATGGCAGCTCAACCGGGACTCTACGAGGTGTTCCCGTGGGCGAAGGGTATTGGCAAAGGTAAAGCCTGTGCTGCCTACCTCCCGCAACTCCACTTCGACGAAAACTTTGGTGGTGATGAAGCGCAGACCGTTGGGAGCTGCTTTTTAGCTGGAACCCAAGTCCGTATGGGAGACGGCTCCCTTCGACCTATTGAGCAGGTTGGATTAGGGGATCAGGTGGTTACACATCTGGGTAATGTTAAAACCGTTACTAACTTAATCGAGAAGCCCCACAACGGTCACATTGTAGAACTTGCGATAGAAGGCTGCACCCGGAAGTTAAAGGCTACCCCCGAGCATAAGTTTATCCAGTACCCTAATCTCTGGGACACTTCCATAAAGAACCATGATTCTCGCCACAAAAGGAGATCAGAGGTTACCGAGTGGAAGCGAGTGGATTCTTTAGTAACTGGGGATTATGTCCTACTTCCTAATCAAACCGGGGAGGTAAAGGAGCATACTTTCTTCTTAGACGAGTTCCCCGAGTGCTACTCCTCTAAAAATCTCCCAGATCGTATAGAAGCCCCCTCTCCTGGAAAGGTCCGCTGCAAGAACGGGCGATACGAGGTGAATCGGGAGATTCCCTTAGATACACGTTTAGCGTGGGTATTAGGCTTATATGCTGCGGAGGGTGGGGTGCAGCGAGGGGGGCCTAAAAACCACCCACGAAGAACCACCTTCACCCTTTGCTCTGCCCAGAAAGATGCAGGAGTTATCCTCCAGTTGAAGTCCTTCCTCAAGGATCTTTTTGGGGACGACTTGAAGATAGAGGTTAGGAAACCAAAGGAAAGTGTGATTAGCATCAGGGTTAATAGTATACCTCTTGGCTACTTGCTCTCTTCTTTAGTGACCGGGAATGTCTATTCTAAGAGGACTCCTTGGCAGTTAATGACTTCTTCTCCCTCAGTACGGGCAGCCTTTGTTAAAGGTTGGTTGGACGGAGATGGGCATCTAAATACCAAGAGACGCCCGGAAGCGAATTCTAACTATTGCTCTGTTACTGGAGTTTCTGTTAGCAGAGGTCTTCTGGAAGATGTCTTTGATATTCTTGTTTCCCTTGGTTATAGCCCTAAGCTTACTAACCGAAAGGCTAGAAAACAGTCTAAGAAGGCGGGGCAGGTCAATCTGTATGGTTCCGACGTCATGGGGTTGTACCCAGATGCCTTAGCTCCCACAAGAGTTAAACGGAAACACCTGAAGACCCGACTGGGTTTAGCCGCCAAGGTTAAATCTGTGACAGCCGAGCCGTTCACCGGGACTGTTTACTGTCTAGAGGTGGAGGATGACCACTCTTTCATAGCCGAAGGATTCGCCGTCCATAACTGTGTCTCCCACTCAACAGCCAATGCTGCAGCCATGGACTATTGTGCTGACGCCCTCTGGGGTGAAACCATGTACAAGGGTCGTATCGTCAAAGAGGCGATGTATAAGGCTCGTGGCTACAATTCCCATGGCTGGTACTGCGGCACTGCTGCTTCCTACATTGGTCCCGAGGGGGACGGTGGACTTCTCTATCGAAAGGAATATGGAGAAGGACGGGATTCCATCGACCTCTCTGAATTCTCCCGCGATACGGAGCGATGGGCCTCGTCAGGTAGCCGGGGTTGCCCTGCGTGGCTTGAGAAGCTCGCAGCGAAGAATAAAGCCCAATGGATCATTCCCATCAATGGTGATCTCGATGTCTATCGGGATGCCATTGCTCTGGGATTCGGAGTCTCGATCTGCTCAGGTTATGGCTATTCCAACTCGACGGATTCTAACGGGGTAGCACGTCAACAAGGTTCGTGGGGACACGCAATGGCCCATACGGCGTTCAATGACACCAAATGGGCACACGACACCTATGGAGGCATGCTAGGCGGCGTACAGCAGTCCTGGGGACGCTGGAACCGGATTAACGGTACACCCGAGGGCTCTCCGAAGATGGCAACGGGTATGTTCTACGCCCGAGGACGAGATGTTGGTAAAATGATCAAAGGCTCTGACGACTTCGCAATCTGCGGAGTGCAAGGTTGGGACCGGATCGCTTGGCAGGATCTTGTCGCGGGAGGCTCTATCCAAGATCGCAAGGCTGCGATGGTAGACCACTTTAAAGACTCGACGATCTCTGACTACTACAAAGAACGACAAGAGAAAGGCTTTGCGTTGGTGGACAGTCACCTCGATGGTGGCTCTCTTCTGGCTATTTAACATTCCACCAACTCCCCTTTAAGAGGGGTACTTTTTCTCCTATTATTAGGACAAGTAGCAATGACCTTCCCTCTCCTGGTGCAAATAGTGACAATCGCAATCCAATTCGCCGCAGTGGGGTTTTGTTTCCTGGTCTGGACTGAGAAGAGGACGACACAGTCAGCCCTCTTCACACTTGGACTCGCCTTCATCTTTTTTGAACGACTCCTCCACGTATCCACAGCCGTACAAGGCAACACGCCCCTAACCTTAGCCGCCGCAACTACAATCCCTATCGTAACGTCCGTTGTCTTTCTTGCTGCAGCTCTTGGCTGGTGGAGACACTCAACAGCAGAGACCGAAGTGTTCAAAGGATTGTCTCAACAGTTAGGGAAGAAGAATGATCAACTGGGAAAACTTGGCCGAAGTTGCTAAGGTCGTCGCTGGAGTCTTAGGAGGGGGTGGTCTCTTAGGTTTGCTTTATTGGTGGTCAAAGTCGCGTCCCACACAAATCCGGGGGGAGTTGCAGATCGTAAAAACGGCTGCGGACTTCTCGTCTATGGTAGTCGAGAGAGTCGAGGCTCTGGAGCTGCGAATGGATATTAAAGAAGCGGACAACGTAAGATTACGCGAGCGGGTGCGAGTCTTGGAAGATGAGAATGAAGCTCTTCACGAAGAGAACAGGGCGTTTACCACAAAGGTGGAGACTCTCCAGGCAAAAATCCAGACATTACTCAAGGGTTGTCCCCCAGATTGTGACTTCCGAGGGGAAATTGATCCCCCTTAAACTGCATCAAACGGGAAGATTCGGTCTTAATTGGCCGAATCCGAAAACTATTTAACCCCGTTTTCCCCGAGGATTACGGGGTTTTTCTATATAACTTTGGAAAACTTTCCGAATATGGAAGAATACCTCTTGCAGTCTGCCGATAAATAACCATAATCAAGTACATGAGTCAAGCAAACGCCTGACCCAAACAAACACTTTAACCAAAGGAGACCACCATAAGTGAGGACGCGAGCGGCAGGCTGATGAGGTCTTTACTCCTCTGAAAGCAACAAGTCAAGGCGGGCAACCCTGTCTAAAGGAGTCTTGACGGAGCCGACATTCAAAAGGGTACTTAGTGCGAAGCGCGATCAACTTGGAGATTCACTTGTTGACGGTCAGGTCGTACTGAGTAATAACCGAATCGGTGGTCCTGGGACGGACAACTACTTCCTGAGTCGTAACGATAGAGTAAAGTGGCTTTATACGTGAGGGAGTGGGAAACTTTGCATCGGCTAGGCATTGGCGAGCCTAAGTGGCTGTAATCTACCCGCCTTCGGGCTGTGGGGGTTCGATTCCCTCTCGATGCACTGCGGCCTGCCCTTGGCTCCATGCCGGGGACAGTTAAGAGGTGAATCAACACCATCCGCTCCAATACAACATGGGTCTGTAAGTCTCCAGCTATATGGGAGGCTGATATATGGTATCCAACCTAATCGTTGTCGGAGGGTCATCCACCCTCCTTAGTTAGCTGCAAGGGTTAAGGGTAGTGACGACTACCTCCCTTTGGTGCGGGAGCATCGCGGCAAAGCGTCAACAGGTGATTAGGCCAATGCGAGTTCGAGTCTCGCTAGACCTGCCCTACAGCTTTAAACCTTTTCCTCTTATTAGGAGACCACTTCTATGTTGACAGCCAAGCAACTCTTGGATTCTTCCCACCCCCTCCACGCCACTTTCGTTAAGTGGTGCAAGGACAAGACGCCCACAAAGCGTCAGGCATCCCGTTTTCTTCAGAAGTACCCAGCGTACAGAAAGGCGGCATAGTTTGGACTATTCCCAACGCATCCTCATCCTCCTCATTGCAGGAATAATGACAAGTGTAGGAGTCGGTTGTCTCACCCACAGTGAGCCAGCAGGTTTCCTTACCTTCGGAATCCTTCTCGTTTACCTCTCCAACATCAAACCATGAGGTTCCTAGAACCTTGGATCTACTCCGCGTTCCCGGCTGTATTGGTAGCAGTTGTCTTAATTGAGGTTCTGTTTCCAATACAACCTGACGTGGACCATCCCCCACATAACTATCACCTTTCACAAGAATGGAAAGATGCTAATGCCCTTTAAGAACACAATCGCAATCATCTTAGCCACGGTAGCAGGCATGGTCGTCTGCTCCTGGCTCTCTTAAAAAGGAACCCGCATGCCCAAATTCAAAAATGACGTCACCGTAATTTTTAACCCCGATACCGACGCTTACACCCGCTCACGGCAGGTCCTAACTCTTCTAAATCTAGCGGCAGAGAGAGGCTATAAGAGAAGTCCATATTGCAAGAGAACCGGGGTGAAGTACATCAAGGTTATTCTCTTTGAGTCTGGGAAGGGAACTTGGCAGATCTTTGGAAACATGCAAGACTACCGGGAGTTTCAAAAATCACCCTTCTTGGTCCCTTCTGTGGCTATCCAGAAATTCAGTATAGAGGAGGAAGCACATGTCAGGGCTAAATCTAACGAAACTAATAGCGGGCCTGATTTTAGAGGGACTCTTCCTGGGCCTGATCTGGTTTCTCCTAAACTTGGACTTCTTAATCAAACCCTCCTCGTACTGATACCCGAGACTCTAAGCAAAACTCTCTACAACTCTTTGATCGAGGCTGGAAGGGCTTGTGGTTATGTCCCGATCTGTGTCCAAAGCTCAGAGTATCTAACCACCCACGCTTTTTCTTTCTCTAAGACAGGGTCGATCTCCGTCGTAGACAGTCACTGGGCAAAGACGCAGCCCGACTTCCCAACCTTCACCCCCGAGACTATGCTCAAGATTCTCCGGGGAGAGCTTTATCAAGAGCATTATCGGACGGTTACAATCTCCAACGAGGACGTCTTGGCTACAGGACCTATCTTGAAGCTAATCGAAGACTTAGTGCAGAAGAGGGTCAAGGTCGAGGTCCGAAAGAAACTCCAAGAGATCTTGGAGGCTCTTTGATGCACATCTTCCACACACCTGTAGTCTTGGTGGACATTGAGACGACTGACATTTTGTTGGAGAATGTAGAAGGCCACTTTGCCCCCCAGATAATCCAACTCGCCGCACTAGCCCTTGATGAAGGGTTTGACCCTCTGTGTGATAGGGGTGTTTTTGATGTGGATATTCGTCCCAAGTTTCCTGGCTTCGTCTCACCCTTCATCGAAACCTTGACCGGGATCTCAGAATCTTCCCGGCGACTCTGCCACACCTGGGATACCCATTGCAAAGATTTCTGGAAATATACCTCAGAATCTCGGCTACCCCTGATGTCTTGGAGCAGCCCCTTTGATAAACTGGTCCTGGAGAGGGCGTACAGAGACCTGGGTACGAAGAACCCACACTCACCTAAGTTCTTTTGTGCAATGTCCTATGCTCGCTGCATGGCTAATGTAGTCGGTCTTAACCCCAAAGGAGATTCCCTCAAAGCCTTTTGTGAAGCCTTGGATATTGAGCCCGAGGAGTCGCATACAGCCCTTAGTGGAGTGACAAAAATGTGGGAGGTCTTGACAAACCTCCAAGCTTTAATAAAGGAGTAGTATGGAAATCTTTAAGGAAGAGAAACAGCCCTGGAGGTATTCAGTACCTAAGCCTCTAGAGTTTGATGATTGGACCCAAGAGGAGCGGGTTGAGTGGCATCTAGGGCGATCCGAGAAGGAGTCTGCCCGTTACGAGTTGCTTACAGCTCACGGCATGGGTCTTGACCGGCGAGAGGTAGAAGACCGGCTCGTCCAGGTACAAGATGCAATCTTTAAAATTGGTAAGCTCCTAGAGCTTCACCAGAACGAAGCGTTCGCCACCAACTGGCACTCCTTAAAATGTAAACTGGCTTCCCTGTTGCTCTTGGATAAAGAGCAGAGGCAGATAAAGATTAAGCAATTCAATCGCAAGACCTTTAAGCTGGCACCTGAAGAAGCCGAGCGTCTTATCAAAATCCGTCAGCAAAAGGATACACTATTAGAGACCGGCGAGGAAATCGAACTTGCCATTCTTGAAGTATGTTCAATCTACAAAGTAGATGCTGACCCAATGATGTTAATAGAAAGGTATATGGATGCACATCCTAATGAAAACAACGATGGGGGACTTTCTGGATCGTCTGACAGTCCTGGAACTAAAAATGGCAAGGTGCCAAAAAGAAGAAGCCCGAGTCGAAGCGAAATCCGTCTACGAGCTGATGTTGCTGGATCTAATTCAGTTTCGAGCCCAGTGGTCGATCCAGAACGACTCCTTCCCGGAGGAGGAGTTTCAAGCTGGCAAGAGGGTATTGCTAGAAATTAACGGTGAGTTGTGGGTTCTCGAAGACGAGATCCGAGCGTTACAAACCAACCACCCAACTGAAGTCTCAGTCATCTCTTACAAGAACAAACGGATCATTGAAAAGAATGCTGCACGCTCTCGCGCGAAGCGAATTCTCGATGGTCACTTTGGTCAAGTAGGCGAAGTCAAAGACTATCTCTAATCCTATTTAGAAAGAAAACTGATATGGCAAAAACAAAATTGATGTTGGCAACCGTCTACACCCTCAAACCTCTTCCACAAGAGTTACGAGGGACCTTTCAAATCCCCGCTTACCCCTTCAGTAAAGACGGAGGGGAAGTCAACCCAAAGTTTCTAGAGTGGGCCAAGGAGTTGGGCATCGTCCATTACCGAGACTCAGTTCTCAACAAAGGGTTGATTATTGATCCCGACGAGGACACCGATATGGAAGAACTTTCAGGCTTCGATTGTTACAAGTCTCAGATGCGTTTACTTTACAAAGGTATGAAAATCTGGGAATGGACCGCTGGTGACGAGCCTCGAAAGTTGGAGAAGATCCGCAAAAAGCATGGGGACATCTTCGCGTGGGACGAGTGGAATAACTTGTTAGTCATCGGGAAGATGACGACCCAAGCTGTACAGATAGCGAGGTAGCCCATGCCTCCGGAACACGATCCCATACTCACCGAAGAGATCGAGATAACTCTCGGTCCCTTTGAGTGGACTAACCAGTTTAAAAAGAAGAAGGACCAGCCCTGCGACTTATGCTCAACGCAGGGCGAGTTCCTCCTCCACTTCAAGAGCCTCGCTCCGAAGTACCATGGCACTAATAAGAGAGTCTACTGTTGCCTCAACTGCGGTGGCGTAACTCACCTTCTTAGACGCTCTCGCATAAGTGTAGCAGAAATTCATCTTGACATCGCGTCTAAGACTGCCGGAGAGATGGACAAGTTTGAGGAGGGTGCTGTATCTGTAAGTAAAGCTCCCGCACAAAACTGTGCTGACTCCCTCAAACAAGCTAAGAGGCAGAAACTAGCCATCGAGCAGTTTGAAAAGCACGGTGAGCAGAACTGGAAGATCATGCCAGATCTCTACAAGCAAATGAAGTCGGGGAGAATGATGTCCCCAAAGCAAATGAACATTGTTGAACGATACCTTAGATCCCTAGGAGGCTAACATGCCCGCATTTAAACCGCTCCCTACCGAACCTGACGAACTCCGCGAACTTCTTGCAAAGCTAAAGGACAAAGAGCTGAAGCTTGAAGCTGATCTTGCAATCCGAGATCACTCACCCCTCGAAGACGAGATCACCACTATCGCGTTGGCGATGGGTGAATTAAAGAAGATCGATGCAGCCGCCTACAAGCACCTCTCGTGTACCGAGAACTTAGGTGAGTCGGAAGTCGCTTTAAACCTAGCGGTCGCCGCACGCATCAAACTGGACGCTGCTATGGCTGTTCTGGGAAAGAAGACAGACAAGGGTAAACTCCTGGTCGAAAACAAACTGAACCGACGTCAAGCATTGCTCCAATTGAGTAACTCCGTCGATTCGGCCCAAGAGCAGTTCAAGGATGCAAACCTTGACATGAAGACGATCATCCCCTCGGTGACAAACTTCGTGAAAGGGTTGTAGTGAGTTATTACGAAGGTTGGGAACATGCACACAGTGGACGACTATAGTTACTACGTTAATTGGAAGTGGCATTGGAAGTCCCGCTGTAAAATGGGGTATCGCTCGCTCTGCCTTCCTCGAAAAGCGTTGTACAGTTCAACGAAGTGGCAAGGCAATAAGTGGCGATTACGACCTATAATTCTCTCCTAATAATAGGAGAGGCCCTTTTTCCCTTATCGAAGCTTATGGTTTTTACTATAAGCTTCTTTTTTTATGCAAAAATGTCTGCGGCGAACGAAACAAATCTTATACAACTTCCTCCAAACCCGAGAGAAAATGCAAACCACCAAATCAATGCTCAACACGTTTGACAGATCCAAAAAAAGGCTTAGACTGTCAGTCCTTGGCCCTGCCCGGTTTTCTAACCCATGGAAAGAGAAGACAGCACACACATGGAGAGAGGGGGGTCTGGGGGGAGAGAGGTTTCTTGACTTGTGTGTGGTGTGTAGGAGGAGAGTGTGTTAAGGCGGCAGACGTATTTAGAGCGGTGGGGGATTTGTAACTCCTCTCTTTCATCCGGCGGGTGGAAGGGTTATATTTGTCTCCCTGTGAAGCAGCTCTTCCGCGAGGAGGAAGGGGTAGGCAAACGAGGTTGGTATCTCTTCCAGGTTGTAGAAGATGTTTGACAAGCACCTAGCTAAACGCAAGGCCCAAGGATGGGGTGACTTAGAAATCTCCGACGCTGTACTACATAGGGGTTGGCCTAAGTGGGAAGACTACCCAGCACGTATGAAACATGTTCCTCCCCGCTGGCTTGTTCTCTATCCCGCCGCACCCGAGTCCTCTGTCTACAGTGTCTCCGCTGTTAAAATTCTAAAGAGAGTCTCAAAGTCGGTTGTCATTCCCCGCAAGTTTCTTTATGCCAAATAGCTCTCCGGATAATAGGCGAAACCTTGTAAGAATAAAGTCAAGAAAAACCTCTTCCCCCATTTGCAAGTTTTTACCCAACGGACTAGACTGCCTTTAACCAAAGAAAGGAGTTCTGCTATGCTTGTACTGTCCCGCTTCCGCGACCAAAAAGTTATGATCGGAGATGACATCTCCATTACCGTTGTAGACATTCGTGGAGATAAAGTACGTCTTGCCTTCTCTGCACCCCGTGATATAATCATACATAGACAAGAGGTTTATGATAAGATCCAAAAACAGAAAGACGAAGATGCCAAGCAAAAAGACCAGGACGCCCTCTAATTTCATCGATCTAACTGGAAAGAGGTTTGGCCGTCTGCTAGTACAATGTCGTGCTTCCCCAAGAAGGAAAAAAGATAAGCCCAGGTGGGCTTGCCTTTGCGACTGCGGAACTGTGCTTGAAACTCAAGCAAGTCAGTTGAGAAGGGGGCAAACGAAAAGTTGTGGTTGCCTACAGGTGGAAAGGACTAAAGAGGTCAACACTACCCACGGAAAAAAGGGAACCCGCGTTTACAGGATTTGGAGTAATATGCTCACTAGGTGCCGGAATCCAAGATCCAAAGATTATGCCCAGTATGGCAAGCGTGGTATACATGTTTGCCAAGAGTGGTACAGTTTTGAGTCCTTTTACGAGGACATGGGAGAACCTCCGACAGTTTCCCATGAAATTGAAAGAGTGGATAACTCCCTGGGTTATAAGCCGGGCAATTGTGTCTGGGCAACCGACACCCAGCAGTCGCGTAATCGTCGATCCAATGTTCTCCTTACATGGTGTGGTAAAACTCAATGTATTTCGGCATGGGAGCAAGAACTTGGGTTCAAGGCGGGCCGACTTTCTCGACGACTCCGATCAGGATGGGACTTAAAACGGGCGATTGAAACTCCTATAAATCACAACTTGTCAAGATACTAGCAGCAAAGTTGACAAGAACGCTTGACTTAGTAAACTATGTGCTGTGTTTCTTAGGGGCCGAGAGGACGTTTTATGCGGGCGTCCTCTCGGCAACCCCTCACCGCTCACGACCGCAGACCACCACTTAACTTGTTTTTATTATTTTTTGAGACACCTACCTTTGATACCTTCGTACAGTATCGCCAAGTGACTTGAAATGAGAGGATGATAAGAACTTTACGGTGGTCTGCGGTTTTTACCTTTTCTAAACAGGAGCTATCCTATGCCTGAGACAGTCTCTACTCTCCCTGCAACAGCCGATGGGGTCCCTATCACGCCAGGGATGACGTTGTATTATTTTGCTGGGTATCAACCGGCCTCCCCCAACTCCTCAAAGGTAGGGAAAGTCAGTGAAACCTGTTGGTATCAAGAGGGTGCCACCAAGCCTGTCACAAAAGTTTGGCCGGAAGGTTCCCCCTTCTTTGCTAGTGAGGCCACAGCCCTTCGCTATCGAGCAAACTTCCTTCGGGAAGTAGCAGACGAAGCTGAGAGTTTAGCCTTGCAAGCTGAAAGTTAACTAAACACTTGGAGCCGACAGGGCTCTCCGCAGCCGATCCTGTTTCCCCTTAAAAAAGGGAAGCAGGGTTTTTAAGACAGGAACCGAAATGAATGAGATCCCCGATGCCGACGAGATTGCCGAAGAAGCTTTGGAGTCTGAGATCCAAGAGCTGGAGAAGAAGATCGAGCTAATTCGATTAAGAATCCACACTCTTATTGCCACGTCCCACTCCAACATTAAGATCCCTGTCTTAGACACAGGGAAGGGAAACGCGGTAGAGGCTCAAGGCTTTGCGCAGATCTTGATTGAGATGAAGACCAGCCTAACACAGCAAGAGACTCTCAATGCTATCAACAGTGCAACTCTTCAAGCCTTCATGGACATTCTGCCTTCCGAATTCTTGGTGAACTTTCCGGAGAAGCTTGAGAAGAATCTGAAGCTGACTGCAGACGCTTTAGAGCAGCAAGCAGAGGACCGGGAAGAGGCCGCGAAGAAGCCAGGAATCCTTACCCCTGAATCAAAGAAGTTGATCAAGCTTTGATGAGACCCTACACCGAAGACCAACGCATGGAGCTAGGGGACGACGTCTACGACCTAGCAGCCTCTGCCTTTGTGAAGTGCGCTCGCCGCGACTCGCATCGAGCAGAGAACTTTGCTAGGGTCGCTTGGTGCTTGGAGCCTCTCTTATTTGAGAAGAGGCTCTGGTCCTTTCTTTGGCAGGACGCAGCCCGAGACGTCACCGCGCTCCTGGCCTTCTATCGGTTTGAGCATGACAACACCTTTGAAGCTATCCAACCTCTGATCAAGGCACTCACCAAAGCTAGGAAGTCCCGTGAACCTTGGGCAGTCGGAAGGCTCATCACCTCCGATCTCCCTTTGGATGAATCCCGAGTGGATTCTAAGATCCTGGAGATCAAAGAGAGGTGGAAGAGACACTCCTATGGGTCCTACGACATTTGGGATTTCGGAGTGGGACGTACCAACTATGACTGGCTCCTTGAGTTAGCAGACCGAGACGGGGACTCAGGGGCAGGAGTCCCCTACTTCTTCCTTCCAGGTTTCTACGAGGATGCTAAAGCTGTGGAGGAGGAGAAGTCCCTAGGACGCCTGCACGAGGGCTGGTTCCCTTATTGTGCAGTAGATGCCCAAACTCGTCCGGGAGCGGAGTGTATACGCCTTGCTAACGAACGTAAGGCACCTTTCACAGGAAGTGGGGAGGGCTTTGTAGACATGCTCTGCCTTTATGATGGTTATAAGTCGAAGAGGAAGCTGAACTTTTCTAAGACCTTCGATCCTTATTGGCGAGAACTCGCAGGGCTCCCCGTCTACAACGAAGCCCACGACCGGATCTACAAGAGACACACCATCCCGATGTTCAACGATATTCGAGGCTGGTACTTCAGCAACAAGCTCCAAGATCAGATGCCAGCCTTCCAAGCGGCCTACTCCTGTACGGGAGTCTTCTCTGAGTGATATTGATTTCCGAGACCAGCAGTTTAAAATAACTCTCGGAGGAATCTATGACATCACTTACCGACATGCTGAAAGACCTGAGTGCTTTCCCACCCCCACCGACTACGCCGGAGGAGGATTATAAGCACACCCAGCAGACGCTCCCCGAAGAGGAGAAGCATCAGAAAGCCTGGGAGTGGAAGATGCAGGGGGTTGGCCTCGAACGCATCGCCAAGGTCTTCAACGTCTCTACAAGGACCATCCAGGTCTGGCAGAAAAAGCATCGACAACGCTTTCGGGACGAACTCGAAGGCGAAACCGTAGTTGATCTTCTCGCAGGGCACTTCTTGTCCCTTGAGAATATAGAACGCACTGCCCTCTATGAGATTGAGCAGCTTACGGCAGAAGGCTACAGCTACGACCACAAGACCGGTAAGGTTGTTGCTCGAAACCCTGATGGGGACAAGGTCAAGAACCTCAAAGCCATGATGGACGTCGCCCTCAAGGCGAGGAAGATGTCAATCGAGCTGGGCATCACCACAGGTATTCTCCCCACCGACGTGAAAGGTATTCACCAGACAATAGGAGAGAAGTCCGGAAAACACGACGAGGACGAAGGTCCCGTCAAGGTTGTGGACAAGGAAATGCTCGTTGCTGACATTATGAAGCAATACGGAAGTCGGAGGTCAGTCACCTAATGGTAAAGGAAGACTACGACGACCAGTTCAAGAATCTCTCGCTCCGCGCGTTGAAGCAAATCAACAAGCTGGAAGCGATCCGCAACGATAGGTTGCGTTTTGTCCAGGATCACCACACGAACACTCGTGGGGAAAGAATGACCCTGGACAACTGTCCACACATCCATGCGTTATACGACTCGTCAGCAGCAGTCATTATCGTCATGGGATCTGTTCAGTCTTATAAGTCTGAGTGGTTAATCATCGACCATTTTGCCGCTGCCTTCAATGGACTCAATGTCTTTTTCGTGCTACCCAAATTTGATATGCGTAATGCCTATGTGCAGAACCGAATTAACAAACGGGTAAACGAAGTCAAAGAGTACAAGAAGATCATCGGCAATGGTTTTTTTGATTCAATCCAACTGAAAGACTTTGGGAAGGGAACCGTAAAGTACGTGGGATCTAATGTCCCTGCCGACTTTACAGAATTCCCAGGTGACATTCTCTATGTAGAGGAAGTTGACCAGTGTGATAAGAAGAACGTCGAGATGGCATTGGATAGGCTCCGCGCATCGGACTACCAATTCAAACGCTACCTTGCCAACCCTTCTATCAAAGGGGAAGGCATCCACGCTTTCTTTTTGAAGTCGAACCAGAAAGAGTGGTATATTCCTTGCACAAAGTGCGGGGAGTTCGCAGAGCTGGACTGGTTTGACACCATTGTCGAGGAGGTCTTAGATAAGTCTGGGAACATTGTAGACTACATCCTTCGAGACAAGGAATGGAAACCTGGAATTCGCAGGGACGTCCATTGCATGTGTCCAAAGGAAGGCTGCGGGGGTGTTCTAGAGCGAGGCTCCAACGATGGTAAGTGGGTAGCCCAGAATCCCGAATCAGACATTGACGGCTTCCACATCTCCATGATGTGCAGCCCAATCAATGCTATCGCTGAGATGTGGGAGAAGTTTCGAGAAGCCCTCAACGATCCAGGGGTGTTGAAGCTTTTCTACAACTCCTACCTAGGACTCCCTTTCGACGCAGCAGGGAATAAGGTTACAGAAGCTATGCTGGAGCGTTGTGTAAAGGATGACCATGAATTCCTTATTCGTCCAAACTGTGCATATATTCCCGAGGACGAATCGTATGAACCCTGCTCAATGGGGATCGATGTTGGGCAAACCTGCGACGTGCGAATCTCGCAGCCGGGAGCCCGAGGTGTTAGGAAACTGGTCTACTCCGGGAAGATCTCAGCCCATAGAATGGATGAGGTCCACGAGCTTATCGAAAGATACAACGTGGAGGTAGCTGTAATTGATGCAGGTCCAGAGCTTATGCTGTCCTTGGATTTCCAGGATAATGCAGACTGCCAAGTTTGGCTCTGCAGGTATGGAGCAGAAGGTGGTGAGCGAGGACGCAAGTTCAACACTAGCGACTACGTGATTAACATCGACAGGACGGAAGCTTTGGATAGGACCTACGGGTGTATCCGAAGGCAGAAGGTAATTCTCCCCCACAACTTCAAGGCAATCTTGAGTGGGCAGATGGTTGACGAACTTTGTGGGCCTGTGAGACAGATTACAGAAGACGCTCGCGGAAATCCTAAGTACGAGTGGACAAAGTGCGTGGATCACCAGAGGCATGCAGACGTATATGACTTCCTAGCCGCAGAGGTTATGGGAGATAGCATTATTGGAGACATAGACATTGGATAATGAAATCTGGAAAGATGTAGTAGGCTACGAAGGTCGTTATCAGGTTAGCAACCAGGGGCGGGTTAAGAGTACACGATTCAACAGATTGTTGAAACAAAACTTCTATAAGAAATACATGTATATAGGTTTGCGAGTGAAGGGTAAATTTAAAAACTGCCTAGTTCACACCTTGGTTTTAAACGCCTTTGTAAGCAAAAGGCCCGAGGGTAAGGAGTGCTGTCATGGGGATGGAAATCCCCGGAACAATACCTTGGAAAATCTAAGGTGGGGCACTAACGCAGAGAACGTACAAGATCGAATCCTACATGGTATGAGTGGGAGAGGTGTAAAACACTCCCAAGCCAAACTCACCCAAATTCAAGTAACCTATATAAGGTCCTCTCCTAAAACAGGGGTAGCCTTAGCTAAACAATTCAACATGAGTCCAGGACATATCTCCCGGATCAAACGAGGAGAGGGTTGGTAACATGCCACTAGGACCGTATCAGGACTTTGAATCATGTATTGTCGATCAACAAAACAAGGGCAAGAGCGAAGGTGCTGCCCATCGCATCTGCGGTGCGCTCAAAGAGCGTGTGGAGAAGCAAGCCTCGGAAGACGGCAACTGGACAGCCGAAGAAAAGAAGCTTCGCAAAAAGGCTGCAGCCGAAGGTGTCTTCGACCCCGCTCTGATGACAGAGCAGGAGATTGAGGAATACGCCAACATCCGTAAAGGTCTTGAGGGCATAACCGAGGATGAAGTAGACGTTCTAACGAAGGGTGAACTTTATGAGGCAATGCAAGCTCTCGCCTTTGATCCTGACGCAGACCTCTCCGAGCCTGAGATCACCGAGGCATTCATCACCGAAAATGAAGAGGGTGACGAGCTGGAGTATGCCTCTGATGTTCTTTCTCGCATGTGCCGAAAATCTCTCCCCTCTCTCCAAGCCCATTCGGTCAAAACCGAGAATCAAGCAAAGACTGAAGAGAAGGCTCTTATCCAGCGAACGACTCGTGGAACAACCCAGCAACAGAGCGAGCTAGGCGGCAGCAAGTTTACTGCCGACATCTCCAAAGTTGACATCATTGAAACTCCTTACCCGCCTGAGTTGATGATGGCTTTTCTAGAGGCAGACGAAACGCATTATCGATGCTGCCGAGCAAAGTCTATCGACGCAGTTGGACGTGCATTCAACGTCGTACCAACCTCCACGGTTCGTCCGAAAGAGGCAGGCGACAAAGAGAAGACAGATCGGGATGGAGTTAAGACTCCCGCAACCGAATCGGACGACGACATTCGTGATAAGGATGGACGTCCCGTTCCAGGCAAAGAGCAGCAGGACATCATGTTTGGGGTTCCCGTGGGACCCGACGCAATCGCACTACAAGGCTTAGGTGCTACTCCCGCAGGCGAGGGTCCAGGTGTTCCCGGCATGGAAAACCTTCAAGCAGCTAGTGGTATTGGAAACATCAAATCCGCTAACAATGGAGGTGGAGTTGCTACCATCTCAAAGGCAGTAGCCGACACTTTGAAGAGCGTCCTGAAGAACCCCTTCAAAGGACCTGCACGAAAGAAGATCGTTGAGCAGAAGACCATCGACGAGGAGACGCAGATCGTCAATGACTTCCTGCGGGATGCCAACGACATGATCGGAATGGAAGGCGTCCTGGAGCGAGCCGCCATGGATTATGAATCCATAGGGTGGGCCGCAATTGAAGTCATCCGCTCTGTTAACATGAAGGTAGCCCGAGTGGCCCACGCTCCTGCGCTCCGCATGCGAGCCCTTAAAGCATGGCAAGGTTTCGTGGAGATCGTTTCCAACGACCGCTCCGATGGCTCCCGAGTTACCTCGGGCAAATACATGTACTACCAGCCCTTTGGCAGCAAGGTGCTATCCAAGAAGCGGGTTGATCCTATTACCATGAAGAACCTTCCTTATGATCCAGAACTCGACGGAGAGCTTTCCCCTGCAAATTGTGTATGGAACTACATCGACCGATCTACGGGCAAGCCCACCACCGATCCAACCAGGGCCGCCAATGAAATTCTTTGGGTGCCACGGCATCACAACAACACCATATACTACGGAGTTACCGACGTACTCCCCTCTCTCGGATGGTTGTTGGCAAACATACATATCCGGGACTACCTCTTACAGTTCTTTGAACATAACTGCGTACCCCGTTACGCAGTGGTAATTGAAGGTGGACGCCTTTCGGAAGGTGTGAAGAAGCTGATCAAAGCTTACTTCTCAACCGGTGTAAAGGGTAAAGCCCACAAGACGCTGATCATTCCAATTCCTGCTATGCGTGGAGAGGTGAAGGTACGCTTCGAGAAGCTTGATGCAGACAACAACGAAGGTGGTTTCCAAGAGACCAAGAAGAATAATGCTGCGTCGATTCGTACTGCTCATGGTATTCCTGCTGCTGTCCTTGGTGTTTCTGAGAACAGTGAACTTGGTTCCGGTAAAGGTCTGTCCCAGGCTGAGATTTACAAAGATCGAATCGTCACACCGAATCAGAAGTATTGGGAACGTAAACTCAACAAGCTCATTCGTCATGGCTTAGGTCTTACGCAAGTCCAACTCGAATTCTCCCCGCTCGACATCCGGGATATGGAGATCGAGAAGAACGTGATGATTGCATGGCTCCAGACGGGAGCCTTGACTTTGAACGAAGTCCGGAAGAAAGCAGGACTAGGGGACCCACTTCCAGGTGGGGACCGAGCCTTCATCATCATCGGAAACCAGATCTACTTCGTAGACGAACTCACCACCATGAGTGGTCCGGAGAAGGAAGAGATGGAAGCCGAGATCGAGAACTTAAAAATCCAGGCTGACGTCAAGAGCAAGGTTGACATGGCAACCAGAGCCGCGCAAGTGGGAGGTCCGGGTCAGCCAGGGGTGAATGGTAACAAGCCGAAAGCTGGGGAGAGAACCTCGGGCGTGACTCCAGGAAAAGATCCCGGCAAGAACAAGCAAACCGATGCTACCCAAGCGGGAGCAGCAACCCGTAAGAATTCTAATGTCGCGAAGCGCTAGATCCATAGCGATAGCAGAAGTCCAAAGTCCTTTCCGCTTGAATGTGGAAAAGGCTTTGGAACGCAAGATCCGAAAGATCCTTGAGAGCTGGTTGAAGGAAGTCCTCCAACAGATCCAAAGCTTTGGTGTGTACCAGACGCTGGAGAGGTTTAACCGGACTATCCACACACGAGGTTTAACTCCCCAACAACGGAGAGAGGCATCAGATCTTTTTCTGTTGGATTTGCTGGATGGAATGGAAGCCTTAGCAAAGGAATCCAAATACCGCCGCCAACTCGAAACATTACTCTTTAACCACTCTGTCTTGATCTACAACGATGGTATCCGTACAGCTAATCTACAGATGGGGTTCCCTGCGAAGCTCTCCTATTATGTGGCGAAGAAGGAGAACATCCGAAGAGCAGCGGACGACGAGGAGAGTGGGGTAGCCTCCTTCTTCCGATCAGCCTTAGCCAGCGTAGGAGTAGTCCCATCCGCAGGCGCAGGCTCAACCGCTCCCCCACCGTCTGGAGGTGGGGCTGCTGTAGCAAGCTCTCCCCCTCCCATAGAAATAACAGCCGGGCTCACAGACCCAGAGGTTATCTTTCAACTGGAGAATCGCACTCTCGTTGTTGGAGCCCGAACTTCTGTAGCCACTATCAAAGAAGCCAGGAAGCTTATAAAGGACGTCATCATCTTAGGAGGAGGGTCCGTCCGCGACGTGGAGAAAGCTCTCTTTGCTACAGGAGGTATGCCTGTTTGGAAGGCAAAACAGATCGCTAGAACAGAGATGCACTCCATGTATGAGCAGGCGATGTATGACACCTACCTAAGATCCGGGGTGCAGTACATGTCTTGGATCACTGTAGGGGATCATCGCGTTCGACCCGAACACTCAACGAATGAAGCACATGGACCTGTCAAGCTAGGAGACGAATTCCCCAATGGTGCAATACATCCGGGTGAGGAAGTAAACTGCAGATGTACGTTAGAGCCCGATCTCTCAGATCCCAACATACTTTTGGAATCTTGGCAAGGAGGTCCTGTACCAATGTTGGGAGGCTTCAACCCCAAACCTTTGGGTATTTAGCTCTTGCATCCCGGTTTGGCTGATTTAAAATCGAAGGAACTAGGAAAACTTTATGCCATTATCTCCAATACGCGAACTTCTACATTTCACAAGCCCCTTCGATTTTCGTGTCGAAGGCGAGGGCGATGGTGAAGCGTTAGAGTCAGCCGTCATCAAAGGTTTTGCCTCCATCCATTCGATGGATCGAACGACAGATATTGTCGATCCGAATGAGTTTAACTTAGATACCTTTATGGCAGCGCCCACGCTGCTCTTAAACCACAAGTTCTGGAACGACCCTTACGGTAATCAGGTTCCAGCAGGTGCAGTCACCTCGGCCAATGCCGCTGTGATTAAGAAGCACAAAGACAAAACACTTTGGTCTATCGTTGACATGAAGACCAAAAAAGAAATCAACACTTACCCCAAGGCGTCTGTTCCTGATCTAGGAGCTGGAACCGAGGGGTTGTTTATTACTGCTGAGATTGAGATCCCCGAGATTATCTCGATGATCGCAAAACGCGAACTAGGTGGACTCTCTTGGCAGGGAATGGTCGTCGTTAATATAGAGATCGGACCTAACGGTCGATCACGGCGACGTTTTTCAAACATTGATCTCTATGAGATCAGCGTAGTCTCGAAGCCGAATCACAATCAATCAACCTTCGTAGTTGGTAAGAATGTGGATGGTGAATTTCAGGAGACGGGAGAAATGGGCATCCAGGATGTACAGCTTCTGAATGTTCAGCTACCTAAGAGTAGCTTTCCAACAGAAGATGTGGCGAAAGCCTATCTAAAGGAGCATGATCTCTCGTCCACTCTGACGGGGCAGGACAAAAGTTCGTATTATGCGAACCAGCAGCCTGCCGACGATTTTGATGTAGAAAAGACTGTACGAATTCAAATGGGCAAGTCATTCATGTGGATGGCTCCTCCTCTTGTTGAGGAAGACGTCCAGCAGTCAAAGGTACTTCTTGAAGAAGAACCTTCAACCATCAGTAGGCTAGTCGCTGAAGTTATCGGCGTAGCCAAATCCCTCGGAGATCCTAGCATGGCTAAGGAAGCAACCGGGTCGGCTACGACCCCCGAAGAAGAAGTCAAAGAAGAAGTCGAAAAGAAAGTTCCCCCACAGTTTGAAAAAGACGGTGGCGAGGAAAAGGGCAAAGAGAAGGACGGCAAAGGCAAAGAGAAAGAAGAAGTTGCCAAGTCTGCCGATCAACTCTCTCAGTTGGGTACAGCTCTAGGCACGCAAGTCGCCGCACAGTTGGCTCCCACCTTTGAAGCGCTCAATACCAACATGACGTCGATGGGCACTGCCCTAACCGCCATCGTTGAAAAGATGACGCCTGCTGAAGAAGTCAAGCCAGCCGGTGAGGAAACGGAACCGAATACGGATACGAAACTGAATGTGGAAAAGTCAGCACCAGCTCTTGGTGATCTCGTGGGTAATATTGCCCAAGGTCTTGCTAACCAGCAAGCTGCAAGCGAATCGTTGGCGGGTCAACTGCTAGAGATCGCAAAAAGTGTCGATGCGATGGGAAGTTCCATTGCTACTCCCGAAGCTACCCGCGACGAAGTCGTAGAGCAGAAGGAAAGCGTTGAGAAGTCTGTTAGTGATGATCCAAACGATTGCATGGGTAGCTTGTTTACCTTCGTTGATCCTCCCCAAGGCTAAGACGTAGTCGATACCACAGTTTCGTAACCAATCTTTTTACTATTCGGAGACATTAACATGTCCTTAGAAGCCTCAATTCGGTTGCCTCTACAGCAACTGATGCAGAAGTCGGTAGTTGACAGCAACTCGCTGCCCAACTCCGTCTTGTCTCGCCAACAGGCAGATCGTTTTATCGATCTCGTCGTTGACGAGTCTGTCCTTATGAAGGAAGTTCGCGTTGTGCGAATCGACCACCAAAAGGGCGAAGTCAACAAATTGGACCTCGGCGGTATCGTGACCGAAGGTGCGCACACGACGTACCAAGCGTCTACGCATACCCCATCAGAACGTATTATGACCTATGATACTGAAAAGTATCGTTCGGCATTCGATCTGAAGACCGACTTCACCGAAGACAATATCGAAAAGGGTGGCATTCGTGATCGCCTTCTCTCGATGTTCACCAAGCAGATCTCAAACAACGTCGAGTTGGCTGCGATCAGTTCGGATGACAGTCTTCCAACCGGCGATGCTCAGACCGCAGAGAACAACCTCTACGGTGTGAACAACGGCTTCCAGAAGATTCTGGAAACCATCGTTCCAAGTGCGCAGGTTATTGATGCTGGTGGAGCTGCTCCATCGAAGCGTCTCTATTACGATATGAAGCGACAGGTGCCTAGCCGGTATCGCGCGGCTCTTCCAGATTACATCTGGATCTGCCCCAGCGGACCCGCCGACAAGTGGTCGCTCGATGTGAGTGATCGTGAAACGGGTATGGGCGATGCAGCTATGGGTTTCAACAACCTGAAGTCTCGCCGTCAAGTTGGTCCTTGGGGCATTCCAATGCTCGAAGTACCTTTGATGCCTGAAGATCTCTCCTATGGTACTCTTGGTGCCGTAGATGGTTCGCAGATCTGGCTAACGCCAACCCAGAACTTGGTGTACTTCATCCAACGCGATATTACTATCGAGTGGGATCGCAAGCCACGCCAAGATATGTGGGAGGCAACTATTCATTTCAGGGTAGACTTCCAAGTAGAAAATGGAGATCTTGTGGTAATGGCCGACAATGTCGCAATGAGCGGCTCGGATTACACTGGGTAAGATTCTTTAGAATCTCCTTGACTTTAAATAAGAGATGCGGTATCCTTTGGGTATCGCATCTTTTTTTATACACCAAGGAGCTACGAATGGTTGCTGCAAACGTCTGGATCGCTGAGAAATTCCCCAACCCCACAACCTCTCCTGAGCAGGATTACTGGTTGGGGTTCCTAATGTGTGATGGTTACATCCAAACCACAGACCCTGCTAAGACTTGTTTCTCCCTCCATCTAGAATTGGCCGAGGTTGACCTAGAGACTGTCCACGCTTTCGCGGAGTTTATTGAGGCTCGCACCCGCAAGCCAAAAGTAAACCGGAAGCGAGTACGAGTAGGAAAAGCCTGTACCAAAGAGATGCACCTTCTGGCCGAGCATGGGATAGAGCAACGCAAGACCGGGAATGAAGTCTATCCAGAGAGTATCACCAACCATGCCGCATTTGTCCGAGGGGTTATGGATGGAGACGGAAGTGTCAATGTGAATCCAAAGAAAGCCAGGAGTTTGGAGCTTGCCTTCTACAGTCAATCAGTTCCCTTCCTGGAGAAAGTAGCAGTCCGACTTGAAAAGGATTTAGGATTCCCTATTCCCAAGCTGGGAAATGCGGATGGGTGCAAACGGGTCTCCTATTCTCTAGGGAAGCAGCGAGCCAAAGACCTATATAACTATCTGTACTCCGATGAATTTCACCGGCTTGATCGCAAGCAGGAGATCATTCGTAAGTTTGCGGATGGACCTCTCCCGCCAGTAGGACGTCCCGCGACTAAAGAAGTTGTGACCGTTGTCGTAGAGGATGCCAGCTTCCTCCCCGAGACCCTCACCTGTAATACCTGCGAGGTTACCAAACCTCTGGCAGGATTCCCCAACAACAAGAAAGCCAAATACGGGAAGGAGAAGAAGTGCAAGGAATGCACCAGCGTTGAACAGAAACGACGTAAAGCCTCCCCGCGAGCGAAAGCCCAGGAAGAGGCCCGGAAGCTGAAGAGGGAAGAGGCTCGTTTGACAACCCCCGCTCCTACAAGTAAGGTGTGTGGGGACTGTAAGTTCAAACTACCCATTGGACAATTCACCCGCAATGCCGCTACCAAAGACGGCTATGCTCTTCGTTGTTCTCACTGCCAACACATCTTCAGGAATACCGCAGAGGCTAAGGCTTCCCAGAAGATCAGCAAAGAGAAGTACCTTGCCTCAGAGAAGGGGCAAACCTGGAATGAAGCCTACCAGCAAACACCTGAACGTAAAGCCTCGAAGAAGTTAGCCAACGCCCGATACCGAGCCAAAGTGAAAGCCCGCTCCTTAGCAGATAACCCGGAGGAAAAATGAGATGCTACTTACTTTGTTAATTGGATTAGTTATTGGTGGTTTAGTGGGGATACCTTTAGGGATGGTGATTGGAGATATTTACTTGTGAGTGTCC